GAATTTTCAAAATTAGATTTTTGATCTTGTTCAGATTTAATCTGTTGTGCCAATTTTGTTTCAGCCACAATTGGTGTTTTTTCTCGTGCTTGCTCGGCGAGAGCTTCCGCCTCTCTTTGTGCTCTTTCCTCCAAAGGGTTTATCGGATTTAAATCTGCGATTCTATCATCGAAAGATATTCCTCCCAGTTTTTCTTTTTCTTGTAAAATTTTTTCCGGGGACAAATTATTTGGATCCATGTTACTTCGTTTAAGTCACACAAAAATGTGTTTCTTATATATGTATCAGGAAAAAAAAGTTCCGATTATAGAAACTGGTCCTGCCAGTAATCGGATTTCCACGTTGTGTCTAGGATATAAATAGAGTCACCTGTGTCGTAACTTAATGCCATACTTGTCAACGGCTCAATCAAAAAACAGTTGTTTAGAGTTATTCTACGGAAAACATCTCCTTGTTTATTGAAGATAGAAACCACAATTTGACCCACGTAATCTCTTTTCAGACCCATAGCACCCGTGAGAGGATTATAAATCAAATCTGACCATTGACGCAAAATTTTGAAAATGGTCATAGAATTGTTTTGATTTAGATTTACCTCGAAAGCGATTGAAAATTGAACATCCGAAGTTGAAGGCTCGCCCCCTGCATATCTTCTTTCGGCAAATTTATAGTATTGTGTCACTGGAGCCGAAGGCTGAATATCAACAGCTAAAGATCCAGTCACGCTTTTGACTTGTTGTGTCATGATTGATTCTCCGTTGAATCTCACATTTGCCAGGGTCACGCCCGCGGGTGGGGTAATTAAAACTTCAAACTGGTTCAGAAAAACTGGCTCGTAGTTGTTGCGAGCTGCGAGTGAATTATTGAAATGAGGTAAACCTGCCATTTATTTTTTAATTTTTTAGGTGAAAAGGTCTTCCCAATAATCTACCGCCCATGTCATGGTGATTTCATACAAAGTAGTTCCATTTATATAATCTAACTCCATGGGATCGATAGCTTTCATGGGGAAACAGTCACGACACGTTATTCTTCGAAAGACATCTCCATTTTTGTTAAAAATGGATATAATAATCGTTCCGGTGTAATCAGTTTTAATGCCCATAGCTCCGGTCAAAGGATTATAAATTAGATCTGACCATTGTCTAAGAGTTTTGAACGTGTACATAGAATTATCATCGTTCAAATTCACTGTGAATTTAACACTCAAATCTAAAGAGGTTTTATCCGGCTTACCTCCTGCATAGTTTCTTTTGGCAAACTTATATTTCTGGAACACGAAAGATGGATTTTTATCCACATCTAAGCCGTTTACATTTACAACCTGCTGTAACAAAATTTGACCACCTTGGACAGCAGCGGGTGGAATCACAGTCACCTCAAATTGATTGAGATAAACGGGTTCGTATTTATTAATCGAATATAACGAATTTTGGTAGTGTGGTAAACCGGCCATTAATTCTTTTTTCTTTTTTTATTTATCTCTTCTTTTAAAATTCATTCAATGTGTTATACGAAATTGATGAAACCTCCTGAAGCGATGCCTCCTGTGCGGGTTACGGTGATTCGATTGATGAACTTCTGTATGCCTCGAGCAGGCTCAATGATAACATCAATGATTCCCATATTCATGTCAATCACCGAAGGAGGATTGTTAGATGCATCCATGATAACTTGATAAGCATAAATTCCTCCACCTGCTCTGACACCATCCAAATAAGTATCAACCAAAGTTTTGATTTCTAATCGAATTGAATCTTCGTTGAAATCAAACAGGTAATTAGACAAAATTTCTTCCACATCGTTTTCAAGACTTATAAGCAGATCTCTCACGTGCAGCAAACCAAACGCAGAATTCACAGTCTGATAGGCAGTTTGGTTACCAAAGATAACAACTCCAAATCCTCTTTTCTTAATGATGGGATTCAACCCGAATGGTTCTAACCAACCACGATCTTCATCGGTAAAGTCATACTCTAAACCTACAATATTGCCTCCTGAGATGGTACCTCTTTTCTGACCTGCAATAATGTTGTAGGGCTCTCCGTTGGCAAATTTTCTAACAAAATTGTTTGAAACGTAAGCTGCGGGAGGTACGTTTGTGTTTCTGTTATTTTCCCTGATGGTAATGTAAGGGGTGAAATACCCAGCAAACGAAGCTCCTAAATCTTGTGTAGGAAGGCTAAAAGTATAGGAAGGATTCAAAGATAAGTTACCTCCTTCAGCTATGTACTGTGCTTCCAAAGGAGGGAATGGATCTACTGCAGTAGGCGCATTGGTAAATCTGGGGTCTGTACTAGCTCTGAACTGAGCCATTGAAGGAGCATTGATAAAAGCCAAAGCTTTTTGCCTCATCATGGCCAATTTTGAAAGCTGGTACTTAGAATTTGGCTGAATTGTACCACTGAACGTATCTACAATATAACGGAAAGAAATAACATCTTTGGTTGCCAAAGTTGCAGCCAAATTTGTGTCATAAAGTACATTCAAAATTTCGTCCACTCGCAGATCAGTGCCGTTCGGCCTCTGTGCATCTCTCATAGTGTAACCACTTAAATAGATAAAATCGAACGATCTAGTAAATTGTGGAATTGATTTGAACTTCTGAACCTGGATTGGTGATCCAGCATAATAAAATATAGGTCTGGCACATGTTACTCTTACCACACCTGCAGTTGTGGTTTGGGCCACTGAGGTTACTTTGGTCAATCTTGATTGTCTGTTTGCACCTACAGTTTCACACAATTCTAAATCAGTTGAAACTAAATAATCACCAACTGAAATTATTTTGTTATTCACTTGATCGGGCACAAAGGTGAAACTTGTCGAATCTATTTTTGTTAGTACATCCAGAAATTGATTGATTGAGGCTACGTTAGATATAATATCAGTTTTACCTGCAGAGACTGGCAAACCGATATTATCAGAAGCATAAACTGTTCCAAAGGTAGGATAATTTACCAAATCATCGGGGTTTTGCCTAGCCACATTATCGAATGCTCTGACATACGAAACATTGAATTGGTCTCTATCTACCGTCAATTGGGTGTCCAGATAGTAAAGATTTGTTCCTGTTTCATTCAACCATATGATATCCCCATCCTCGATTTCACGATAAAGGATATTTTGATACAAATTGGTTGTAAGCTGACCTGTTAGTGAGTTAGAAGCTGTGCCCCCGGTAATAGATGCCACACTTACAATATCTAGATAATCTGAAGCCCCGAACTGCTGATAGAATTCAGAAACTATGCCAGAGGCTGTTCCCATTGTAAAGGAAGTAGGACTAACCTGAATTCCTTGGGAAGCATAAACAGCAGTATCTAGTGGATGTGTGAAAGTTATGGTTAAATTACCTGAAATTTCCCTGACTCCTGTTATTTTGAGTTTAACCAAGTCACCCGTTGTAAATTGATTGATAACGTTTCCAGTAGCTGCTGCAGGAATTGTAACTGTACCAAGAATGAATGGGGTGTATGAAGGAGTGGGCGTAACAAAATCTTTTAATCTTAATTTTTCTGCTGAGGTTAAAGAAGGCTGGGTTAAAATTTCGGCGTAAGCCTGTGCTCCTGAACCTCCACCGCCAGTTAGACTAATTGTAGGAGCAGTAGTATATCCTGATCCACCGCTTGTCAAAACAATTGAAGTTACACTTCCCCCGCTGCTTATCACAGCATAAGCTGAAGCTCCCGTTGCTCCTGTCGGATTAACAAAAGTAACTGTAGGAGCTGTAGTGTACCCAGATCCCCCGCTTGCCCCAACCCACACGTTAACTACTGCACCACCAGTAACACCAGAATTGGTACGAAGATAATGAAGACCACCAAATGTTAAACTTGGGTCGTAAGGTTCTAGAGCGGATGCTGGTACACCAGCAGTAGATCCAGTTGCCCCACCTAGGTTAAATAATGTTCCAACGTTCAATGAAGTGTAGTCAACACCTGCTGTTCCTCCAGTAACTCCTCCGCCAGTTATTCCAATTGAATTTTGGGTGTAAAGATAATCCTGAATTAACTGTTGATCATAACTCAAGAAATTTAACTTGGGATCTGCTAGATCTCTATCTCCAGTTAATTCGTCAATTAAGAAGTTACCGACCAAATCAACTTTAAATCTATTTTGACAAAGATATTCCAATCCTTCGGCGTCTACAGCACAGAAAAGACCAGTTGAGGGTGTATTGTTGTTAACCAGCGTTTGAATAAACTGATTGTTCCCATTCAGATCTACAAAATCTAGAATTAAACACCCAGTTACTTGCGTAATAATGTTTACGTTTTGTTGACTCAAGAAATTGTTAATTTGACTTTTGATGAATCCATTGGGGGTAAAGAAAGCCGACCATTCTGGATCTTCTGATAAAGCCTGATAATCAGTCCAATCTCCAGAAACAGCAATTACATCAATGAACCAATCTGAAATATAATCGTAAGGGTGAACGTAACTGGGCACGTTATTTGCACCATACCAATCAATAGCAAATACGTCATATCCCTGTAGAGGAGGGGTTGCATCGGTAGATTTTCTAACGATTACTGACATAGACTGTTGTCCCAAGTTAACCAAATTAAAAATTCTACCTTGGTCTACTACCGACATGGTAGCCAGAAAATAATCCACATCGGCAAACCAAAATCTTTCTTTGTTGTAGAAAGAAGAATATAGACGAGAGGTTAAAACCCCATTAGGTTCATCGGTTGCGACAGAAAAACCGAAATAGTCTACTTTATCTGCTGTTGGGGAATCAACATCGTTATTCAGACGAAGCAAATTCAAGGCAAAAACTGGTCCAGTTGCAAGACATGTTAAAATTGATCTTTGGAAATACGAGCCTTGTGATTCCAGATTTTTATCAATGTCACCAAAAATAGCGACTGCGGTTGTTACATCTGGGATATAAACTGGAGCATTGAATGGACCTTTATTTGAAAAACCAACCACCAAACGAATCGTTTGTGAAGTTAAGATGATGTTTTCAGAGGCATCAAATTCCAGCGTGTACACACCAGAAGCTTTGAATTGTGATAAATCGAGTTTGATTTTCTTAGCCATTATCGTTTTGAAGATATTTTTTCCCTAGTATATATCGAAATGAATTATCACAATTGGGGATATTACTAGAGTTCCTCTTTATATATCTTCAGAACATCACGACATAAGTTTACTAAAAGAATTATAGAAGTTCCCTTCCTTGGTTTTTCCGTCAGTTTCCTTGTCGTCTAGTTTGGACTCGATTAAATCTCTATAACCTTCGTCCATTCTGTCATACAGATCCCCAATCAAATCATAGAAAGCAGAAGTTTCAAACAAAGCGGATAAGTTTACCAGGGTCATAGCTACGTCGTCGTGTCCAGATTGAGAAGAATATGTACCACTGTTATTCAAGCCAAAGGAAAAAAGTTCGGGAATAGTCCAGGCCTTTTCATTGACCATGACTCTATTTTGTCTGAACAGAGACCTTAACATTTCACAATATTTCATTTTGTTTTTTTCGTTGTATTTGATCCCAGGTTTAGCTGAACGTGCAGATTCAGTGTGTTTGGTGTGTAAAAACATGTCTAAAGAAATTTCATCATTAGAAATTAGTTTATCTAAGAGAAGTTCTCCTCTAAAATTCATCTCTAAAATGATTGTGAGTCTATCTTTATCAAAAACATTTAGAATCAAAGCCTCCAACATTTTTTTAATATCTTCAATTTGAATGCCATTATCCCGGAAGACCCCAACCTGCAGTAAACCAAAAAAATCCGCTTCGTCTTTGTAATCGGTGTTAGATTCAATCAACTTTTTAGGTAGGGGCACAACTCTAAAAATATTAATCACCGTAAAATCTCCTCTTCCACCACCGGCTAAATCCACAGAAAAAACAAAATTCTTGTCTTCCAAAAAAGCGTCATCCAAAGAAAATTTGGGATGCCATCTGAAGTTTTCATATACAATGCCCAAATCTCCTAAAACATCTATTTCTCTCCACACATACTCGGATTCATTGGATTTGATTTTTTTTAACTCGTTAGAACCTAGAAGCAAAGAAGTGGAACTCAAAAATTGATTTCCGTACTCTTGATTGAAAAGTTCTTCGCTGCCTAAGTTGGCGATTTCCTCTCTTTTCCATTCTTCGTCTCTGCCTGGAACTTGCCACCAATCAACCCGAACCGGATTAAACGAATTATCCCCCGACAAGGCTCCTTGATAAATTTCATAGAATTTATTCATTCCATTTGGAGTCGAGGTAATAATAATTCTAGAAACTTTGGATGAAGATACGGTTGGATAGGTAGATCTGAAAAAAGATTCAATGAAGTTAGGATGAATGTGTGCAAACTCGTCCATGTACAAAAAGTGAATTGTAAAACCAATCGCGGTAGTTTTAGTCGTCGTTTTGGCTATGGCCCTACATCCATTGTCAAATTTCATCGACATTACATTGTTTACAATCATGCCAGGTTTTAGAAACCAGGGTAAACCTTTGACGATGGCTTTAATTTTATCCATCAATTCTTCGGCTGTGGATCCCACGTTGGCCAAAATCATGGCGTTTTTATCGTGGTTGAAGAGTAAATACCAAACTAAGATAATAGAAGAAGTAATCGATTTTCCAACCTGCCTCGGGGCAAGAAAAACGTTGAAACGATTGTTTTGGTATTCTCTTAAAACCGATTCTTGATAGTCCCGTAATTGAATGTATTGGAGTCCATCGTCAGTCATAACTTGGCAATGCTTAGCAAAATGCACCACGTCTTTAGCGCACCTCTGCATTTCTTGCAGTTCCTCTGTGGTATACTCCCACAACAAATTAGATTTTTTTAAATCAGGATCCCCATCATGAAATGGATTATCAACCGATTTGTAATCTAATCCTTCATCTTCTACTTTTCTTAATAAGTCCCCAATTCTTTTAGTGGACCAGTAATTGGAATCAATTTGTTCCTCTTCGTGTTTACTCATTTGAATTCTTTTTATTGAAACAATTCATCGTCTATTTCAAAAGTCGATTCCCCGTTATCATAGACATTTTTGCTGGCGTCTTGACTTGCTTTTTGTCTGGCGTTTACCACTGCATTTTCGTTGACTTCCTCGGCTTTTACGTCTTGAATCTCGGTGCCTAAAATGTCACGAAGACCCTCCATTAGATTTTTAGTTCCTCTAACTCTTAAAGACGAATTAGATCCTTGCTCTGGATTCTTGATCGTTTCAAAACTTCCGTCTTGGCTTGGATTTTGCTGCATAGGAACTGAACCAGAAGAAACTTTTGTTTCCAGCTGTTTTCTCAAATTTTTATAACTAGCCTCTGTTTTGTCTAAATAGGCCTGATGATCTTTGGACATCTGCATAATTTGAGATTGAAGTTGGGCTAAAACTTCGAACATTCGCGGGGCAGTGTTGCCTAAATCAATTTCTTCTACGAGCTTAGTGATTGCATGTTGAGCTGTTTTCAATTGTAACATCATAGATGCAACATTCATCGCATCAATTTTTTTCTTGTAAACAATAAAATCTGATTCATCAATCAAATTTTCATCCACATAGAATTTTACCAGAGATTCTAAAAGATCTTTAGAGTCTGTGCCGGTAGATTGAATTTGGTTTTGAAAATCCAGAACTTCCGTAGTTTTTATCCGAGGCAGGTTATCAACAGTTAGAGATTCAATTTCCAAATTTTCTTCCAATAAAATGGAATCTAAATTTGCTTTGATTCTTTCTTGGACAACCTTCTCGGGCTTGGGTTTACGTCTTGGCATAAATCGATTTTTTTAACCCTTTCTGGGGATTTTGGGGATGGCTAAAACTGGTTTGGCATTATCGATGATGTGGGCAAGTTGAGCGTCCCTCACAACATTTTGATTCAACACAATAGATTGTTTATTAATATCTATCATCGATTTGAAAATTCTAATATTAGATAATAAAACAGGGGAGGTATAAATTCGATATGCATTGTTATCAGTTCCATATAAGGGGCTAGCTGGATTCGTAACAATGTCTTTCGGTAAGTCGAATGTATAGGTTTGAGATAAAGTTCTGAAATCTTCATGGACCGGGATCAGATTCGAACTCTGTTCTTGTGGGTTGTTGGCATCGTAACTCATCTTCCACATGTTCACCCCCATTTGATGGTATTTATTGGAAATGTTTACCACAATAGCGTACCATTCTCCGATCTCGGGTACGAATTGAAGTTTGGAATTAAACACAAAATCGTTCAAATTAATTTGAATGCTTCCCTCTTGAAGAAAGTTTGTGTTGTTGGGTTCCTGAGAACCAGAATAAATGATATCTACTCGCAGACCTTGGGGTCCGGTGTTTGGATCCAGATAATCACCTGCTATCAAATTTCTGGCTTGAGCCTTTTGCATTTTGAGAGGAGGAGGATCCAGAGAAAAAGGTAAATTAGGGTTTGCGACCGAAAATTTGAATTGATCAATCACAGAGGTGACCTGAAATCCACCCGATTGATTTTGACTTGCTTTGATAGCAACATATCCATCAGGATTCTCTGCAAAACCCAGCCATGGGGAAAGTCCATGTTTATATGGTGAGGTGTTATAGACAATCCTGGTGGGGGTCACTGTTTCCTGAACCATCGGCATGGGAGCAAAGGGTTTTTTGGTCAGTGAATTTTCATTCACATAATTTTTAATGGAAAACCAGCAGGTAAAAGCTATTTCTCCCTCTGCATCCAATTTGGGAGTGGTTAAATATCTCACGCCACTGCGATATTTGTCTGGCTCAAAGACAAATTCAGGATTAGACTGGAAAGCATCATATAAATCATAATAATTGTTGAAAACAATTGTCCAGTTGTTGTTTAAATCATAATTCACAATTGGGAGTTTCTCGTACACGTACGATCTCGTGGGATCGGTCCCCCGGTCGTTCGTGGTCGTGACATACTGTTGGGGTTTGGTGATCAATTCTTCCTGTGCTTCAGTTTCGGCTCCAAATAACTTTTGCGAGTTTAGTGCGATTCCATCCAGCTCTTCTTTGTAGGCCGGGTCTCTAAAGTACGTGTTAGATTTAGGGTTGTATTTCTTCAACTCGATTTTAAAGTAAACGGGGGAATACATGAAATCCCTAAACAGGTAAGTTGAATTGATCTCATAAATTCGATTTGTAAGAGGAAAATACAAAATATCTCTTTTTCTGGGCTGGGATCCTCTACCAAAAAAACTTTCAAAATACACTTTGTCGATGTGTATTTCAAAGGGTTCTTCGAAAGAAATACCAAACGGGTCGTAATTGGGTTTGTTGTCAGGAAATTGATTCTGCGGCACCATGACTTTCACACATCTTTCCTCGACCACATCATATAAAGTCCATTCCTTCAGGACCACATCTTTGGACCTAGATTGAGGTTGAACCGAATAATAATTAGTTTCAAAACCAAACATTTTATTAACAATTAAACTTAAATCGCGATAAAGATTAATCGCCTTGTTAATGTTATAGGGATTGAATGTGAAAGGTCCACATTCATTGAAAACAACAGGACGATTGGATTGTTCAGGTGAACATTGGGGAACAGGATTGCGAATAACCAAATTATCGGGTCCAGTTGCTATCTCATCATCGTAAGTTAGATCCAACTCGAAATTCACAATCACCACACTTGGAGAAATAGGTTCGTCTGATTGGTAGGCAATACTGCCGTCTTGATTGATGATAACAGAAGTAAATCTGAATTCGGGATAAAAAGGTTTACTTGGATCCAGATCGACGGAAAAAATTTCAGCTTTTTCTCCCGAGCCATAAGAATTTTGTAAACCAGTCGTAGCAAAACCCATGTTAACCCATAAAGACCAGGTTTCTCCATCGATGGAATATCTAAAATCAATAGCAATTCCGTTTGGGATTTCGGCGTCAGCAACAGTATCTAAATCAACATTATAACCTTCCAATGCACTGGCTGCATCAATAATCCATCCATTGAAAGAGCTAACATAACGAAAAGGTTGATCGTAACTTAGAACTCTATAATTGCCAATGTAGGTAAAATTGAGGGCAGAGTCTAATTGGGTCAATCTTTCTATTAGCCATTCTTGAGATTGACAGGGAGCATAATAATAGGTTCCATTCGAAGCTAAAACAGTGTGATATCCGTTACAGCCGATTTGAATTGCTCTGGCCAAAGCAGCTCCCGTTGTCCCATAAAGATTATCGGTGCTGGTTTCTTGAACTTTAGCGGTGTTGGCTAAATTATCCTGATATTCATATCTTGGATCAGACAAGTTTTTTTGCTCGCCGTTCCCGTTGTAGACGGGAAGTCCAGTGAATAAAGCTTTGTTTGGAGGTAAGGGAGACATGGATGGCGAATATTCCGAAAAGGGAACCTTTTCGAGTATATATCACCAATTTATTCCAGAGTCATTAATTTTTGCTCTAGGATCAGTTGTTCAATCTTGAAAATTACTTGTTCGGGATGAATTTTCGTGGTACATTCAAACATTCTTTCTGTATTTTTTAATCTGGGACACCAATTCCAATCTCCACGGTCGAATTTGTGTCTCACGTCGTTGAAGCACCCATGACAAACATCAGTGTTAATCACCCGGTAATTTGAGGTTGAAAATTCGCAGGTTGGGCTGGAAAACCCAGAAATCATCACCACAGGTTTTCTGAGAGCCCAAGCCAACCACGAAAGTCCAGAGCCAATTCCTATAAAGAAATCAGCATGATACAATTGAATCATACGGTCTAGCATATCAATTTCTCCAGTTTGGTCTATGACTCCTTCTAAAGTGTTCTGTTGACTGTGAATCACCATGACCTCATATCCAATTGACTTCAAATGGTTAACTAAAATTTGCCAACCCCCTGAATGATGCCAATGCTTAGCGTTAGCCGTTGATTCTGTTCCAATACACACATATTTTTTTTCAATAGGGCGGGAAGACGCAGGGAGCCAGGTCGGAATTTGTGGAGGTAAAACGTCTTTATCGAAAGTTATACCCAGAATATCCCCTGCCACTTGTTGTAAAGAAATGGATCTAGGATCTCTCTTGTGAACGTTTCTGTCTTCTTCTTCATACCAGCCTACACCAAAAACAAATTTGATGTTTGGGTCTCTAAATCCGGGATGTAAAAATCTCAATTTTGGAAAAAAGTGACTTACCAGGGAATTCCAAAAAGTTGTCACATAAACATCGGCTGAAAACTTTTCTCTGAATAGTTCTACCACGGGAAGCCATGCGAGGGTGTCCCCTAGAGAACTACTATCAAATGAAATTATAATTTTTTGATTGGGTAAAGTCTTTTCGAAATCGAATTCCCAAACCAATTTATCTCCATCATAGGCTTCAACAATCCAAGGGGTGAACCATTTTCTGAACAAAGTGGTAAAAAGACCTGGTGTCATGTCTCCAGTGTACACATAGTCTCCGGTGGTGGGATCTTTGAATTTAATTGTTTTGTGAATTAGATGACTATTGCCAATCATATCCACCTTCGGACCATAATCAAAACTAAATTTAAAATCAAATTTCTCCGGTACCTTGACCAAAGGATTTTTCTTCAAATTTTTATAAACTTCTATGCCTCTTTTATTCATGTGATAAATCCTAAAATTTCTTTAATTTTGATTACATTATAATCATCGTCTTTTTTGTACCAATCTTTGGCAAAATAATGCACAAGTGGATTTGAATCGTAATCGTCCATATAGGAAGGAAGTCTCCGCATCATGATGGGCAAACCCCACGACAAAGATTCTTTGATGACGATGGGATTTAATTCCCAGGTGGAATTAAAAACAAATAAATCAGCAGCCTGATAAAAAAGATCGGTGTCGTGCCTTTCCCCCCATATTTTACAATTACTTGGAATATTTTGCATCAAAGGTTCCCAATAATCTTGAAAATTGATCGCCTGGTTGCCTATAAAATGAAATTCTATGGGTAGATCCGTTAATTGTCTGGCATATTCGAAAAGTTCTCCTTGATTTTTTCCTCTGGTAAATAAACCAATATTGATGACGTGTTTTTTAGATGGGTCAAGACCCAATAAAGTACGTGCATGCTCTTTCTCCATTCTTGGAAAATTTTCTATTGGATATTCTAAAACATCGAGTTCAAACCCAGAATTTTTGAAAACCTCTACCATCCACCTATTTACCATGACTATTTTGTCAGGAGCCCAAAATTTATCGTAAGGTTTTACATTAGAGGAATGACAAGTTTCAAAGATAAACCAGGGTCTGTCTGGAGAAAATATTTTTTCGCAAATTTGATCTCCCACGAAAAATTCTACAAAATCTTGAAAGTGAATGACATCTGGACAAACTCTCTCGACGATTTGTAGCAATTCTGTTTTATCTTCGTCGTCTAATCTAAAGTAATTTTCACCCAAAAGATTTTGGATTTTGTTACGCTGCACAACAAAATCATCGGAAAGATTGCTGTATTCAACACAATAAATTTCTGCTGCAGGCAATAATTTCTCGATACACTTACAGAGATATTGTGGCATTCCCCCGGTAGACAAATGTGGAGCTATATACAATATTCTAGGTTTTTCCCCAGAAATTTCACGGATTTTTGATTTCACAAGTGCAAGATTCCGGGTTAAATCATATTCTATTTTTCGAAGAAGATCAACACAAGAGTCCATTTGATGTAAATTTTAATTTTGACAATTATCTTGATTTATACTCTTAAAGACAAAAATATTTCAATCTTTGTTCTTGTTATTAACAAAGAACACCCATTGAGGTTTTTCACCTTCAGTCCAAGTGACCGGAGTGTTTTCGTCAAACCAAAAAGGTTTTGATCCGATTAATGGTACTGTCCAAGCAGAGATATTTTGGTCAAATTCTTCTGCTGTTTCAAACATTAAAATCATATTTGATACCGAACAAACATTCCAGCTGCCTAAAGGTTGATTGAACTTCTTTGCTCCACTGAACATTTGTCCCATATCTGTAACGCTGCTTACGTTCCATGTATTTAAAGGTTGATTGTAAACAACACAGTAAGAAAAGGTAGTGTTCATGTTGGTAACAGAACTAACATTCCAAGAACTTAAATCTTGATTGAAAGAACTACACCCGGCAAATGTCTGGTACAGACTGGTTACAGAACTAACATCCCAAGAACTCAAATCCTGGTTAAAATTCACACAATTTGTGAACATCTCGGTCAAATCAGTCACCCCACTCATATCCCAATTGTTGATTGGTTGATTGAATTGTCCTTGAAAAGCATTTCTGAACACAGCCGCCGCATATGTAACGGAACTTGTATTCCAATTTCCAACTGGAGAATTAAAATTGGGAGAATTATAAAACATTAAACCAATGTCTGTGATTGCAGACATATTCCAGGAATTTATGTTAAGCCAGGTTCTAGCCTCAGATCCAGTCGTAAACGGAGCTGTACTACCATTTTGAATAACATTTGCTAAAGCAACAAATGAATTTTCGTTTTTTTCAGCAGATCTAAAAAAACCAACAGATGCAAAAAACCCAGGAACTGGGGTAGGTCTAGTACCACCTGGATTAGATGCAGCAATTACGTAACCTAAATCCTCGTCGGGTCCATTCCACCACTGGAGTTCAGTGGATGCAAAACCGTTTGTCGGAAATGCAATTGCTAAATCTCCAATTTGTTCGGTTCCTGTAATTTCAGATCCAGTATTGTATGCAAAAGGTCGGGCTGTAGCCATGACCTATATATTTTAAAAAAATTTGGATCTTTAAATTTTGAATCAATTTAATTCAAAATTCAATTAATGCTATAAACGCCAGAATTGAAATCTAGCTTTCCCTCTCCATATTTGGAAACGATTTCATCCACGAGTTGTTTTTCGCTTTCGTTTAATTGGAGAGTCTCTTGATAAAGGTTTTGAATTTGTTCTCCAACCGTGGTTACCTCTCTTTCAAGAAAGAATTTTTGTGTATTGAGTTGACCTATTTGCTGAATGTTATTTCGAGCTGCCTCCCTTAAATTTTGAATCTTATCTAATTCTTCAGGTGTAAGTTTAATTTGATTTTCCATTTTTATTTTTTGTACTCCGAAATCATCAAAATATTTCAATCCTGTTCTTTAGAATTTTTTATGTTTTCTCTATACAATCTAAAATTCAAGAACGAAACCTAAAATTTTAAGTTTGGTCCCGGATAGGCTAGAAAAACCTGTGAGATTTTTACATGGAAAAATGCTGGAGAAAAAATGACAGAGGTCTACGATGAACTTCTAAAATCTCGTTAATTTCTAGGAGTTAAAATACCAGTTTCTAGGTCTAAATTGACATTCCCGTATTTATATTCCATTAGAGACATAAAATTTTTTTCTTCCTCTCTAAATTTCAAAAATTTTCTTTCCGTCTCTTTTTTCCTTTCTTGGAGATTAATTTCTTCTATCTTAAGAGAACCAAATTCAACCAAGAACATATTCCCAGATTTCCCGAATTCTTGAATTTTCTTTAATTCTTCTGGCTGTATCATGGCTGGATCTTCTTTTCCTGTTTCTTCTATATTGTTCATGTGCGAGAAAACGTTGCTTGTGAATTAATCGAATTTGCTGATTGTAGTTCTGGAATAACAAAAGTTTCTATTGAGTGAATAAGACTGTTATAAGAATCCGAAATAGAAATGTCATAATCCAACTTGCTACGATCTACGTTTGAAAAAACCACGGTATCTCGGTGAATTCCATCTTCGGAGACAACATGAAGGTCAACGTGCAAATTTCCTTGATAAGATAAATGCGCTCCGATCTTCAAAAGAGGAGACTCGTGGATTAATTTCGAGGTTGGATTTTTGAATAAACCTGTAATCTGAATGGCCATAGATTTCTATTAATTTTTTTATATATCTTTGGAAATTAACCCAGAAATAAATTATTTTTTCAATCTGGATAAATAATCTAAAAAATTTCTTTCGTAGATTTTAACACCGATGTGTTTACAGCACATAGAAGGATTTAGCCAAATTTTAAAACCTAGATCTGTTAATTTTTTACACATCATCCTGTCTTCTCCATAAAGGTTACCGTCAATAATCCCAATATCAAAAACCATTCGATTCTGGGCTCCTTCGTTCCAATAGATTGAACTTTTCTCCCATAAGGTTAAAAGGGCCTTTCTTGACAGTTTCAAGAAACCAGTACCAATTCCTTGGACTTCTATTAATCCATCCCCATTTAATTCTAAATTACTAGCTGAGATAGGATAAATTTCTTTTTCGTCTGTTTTTTTGGGATATGTTCCGCCAATAACATCAAGTGGACTCTCTGCCAATTCAACAACCCATTGTGGGTTAAATTCCAAATCATGATCTATGAAAATTAGACTTTCTACATTGAACTCAACTGCAAGTTTTACGAGTTCATTTCTGGCTCTCTGTACTAAGGCGTCATAAGAAAGAAAAACTGGCACCAAATCAATATTTTTTTTTGCTGCTTCCTTAGTAGCAGCAACCAAAGAGGCAACATAGTGGGCAGTAACTGTCCCATCATAAGATGGAGTTCCTACCATAATTTTTTTCAACATAGACGATTTAGATTGTATTTCCTAATTTTTAGGAATAGAATTTTCTAAAGTTTCAATCCTGGCAGAAAGCTCTTGTACAGCTCTAACCACATGCCAAAAAAGTCTATCGCTGTTAATCGATAAAATTCCATCACTAGTTACATTCACAGACTCGGGTAAAACTGTTTGAAATTCCTGGGCTATAACACCAATCTGAAATCCAGATTTTTTAATGGCACAAGCTTGCGGAACTTCTGTGATTTCTTCAGCGGTTCTAAACTCGAAATTTCTAACCTTGATTTGATTAACTATTGAAAGACCCTCAAAATTATCAACGATATTCTTCTTTAATCTAAGATCAGAAATTTGATCCCATGCAGTGGTGTCGTTTTCATTGTAGACCCCGCCAGATCCAGCAACAAAAAAGGTGTTGTTACCCTTTCCAGTTGAATTGTCACCTAAAACTATCTCGTTATTTACTCCTGCCGCGGAAGCTTGTGATGCACGACCTATGTATATGTTAGAGGTTCCGGTCGTAAGAACTGTACCGGCTGAATAACCAATAGCAATATTTCTTGTGCCAGTAGTAACCGCAGAAAAAGATTCAGAGCCAACCGAAACGTTTGTTGTACCACCATTTAAATTTCTAAGAGCTTCAAAACCAATTGCAGTATTATTGTGTCCAGTTGTATTGGCCAATAAAGAACTAGTTCCAATTGCCACATTGTTGTAACCAGTTGTGTTAGCACCTAGAGCATCAGTTCCAACGGCTACGTTAGGTGTTCCAGTTGTATTGGAATCTAAGGCTCTAGAACCTACTGCTATGTTGTCGTTAGCCGTGTTCAACAACAACGCATTGTGCCCTACAGCCACGTTGTTGCTGTTGGTAGCGTTTGCTCCCAAAGCATCGTTTCCTATCGCAACGTTTTGAACTCCTGTTGTGTTGGCATCCAAGGCCTGATGTCCAACCGCTACGTTGTTGGCACCTGTGTTGTTGAGACCCAATGCGTTAGTTCCTATGGCCACGTTAGGTGTTCCAGTTGTATTGGCGTCTAATGCTCTGGTCCCAATTGCTACGTTGTTATCGGCTGTGTTTAAAAGTAAGGAGTTAAACCCTACAGCCACGTTACTACTATTAGAGATATTTGCTCCTAGAGAATCACTTCCTATTGCTATATTTTGTGTTCCTATAGTATTGATGTCTAAAGCAGAAGATCCTATAGCTACGTTATTAGCTCCCGTACTGTTGGAATTGAGAGCGGTAGGTCCTAAAGCTACGTTTGTTGCAACAGAACCTGCTCCTCGTCCAACTCTAACCGAATTTACAGCCATATCCGAGCTTAAAACTTCTAAAGTAAACGTTGGAGCAGTTGTGCCTCCGATTGTTATTCTACCTGTGTCATGAATTCTCATAACTTCGGATCCTCCTTCAACAAAACCTAAAGTGTCAGCGGCTGGGAAATATATTCCTGTATTTGTATCCGTAGTCGCAGAATAACCAGGTAATGAAACGGTTCCTGGATTTATACGAAGTTGACCACTTCCTGCTCCATTTGCTGCTAATCTCATCCATTCAGTAGCACCCCCGTACCAAACGAAATTTCTTGAGGTTGCTGAATCAACACTACACCAAAACTCCCCTACCCCAAAAGGAAAGGCCACTCCAATTGCTATGTCTGTGTTTGTAGCAGAAATTGCCGGGTAAAGAACAACTTTGGTTCCAGCGCTACGTGTTGTAAAGGCTGGAACAGCAGTACCGTTAGTATTAAAATCAATTCTATTGAGAGTTGCTCCGTTTAAATATAACTGGGCTGCTCCTGTATTTGTACCTCCAGTTTGAGATAAAGTGAGGGTCGTTCCATTATATACCGCTGTAGACTCTACAGTTACATTAGGAGAAGAACCGTTTAGTGTTAAAATTCCATTATCAGTAGAACCAGATAAAGTAGCTGAACCCGAAGTTCCGGATGTTCCACGGGTTCCAGAAGAACCTGAAGATCCAGAAGATCCAGAAGTTCCGGATGATCCGGAAGTACCACTAGTTCCAGAGGATCCACTAGAACCTGAAGTTCCAGAAGATCCTGAAGATCCAGATGAACCAGAAGATCCCGACGATCCACTTGAACCCGAGGTACCAGAAGAGCCTGAAGAACCAGAAGAGCCAGAAGAGCCAGAAGACCCAGAGGAACCAGAAGAGCCAGATGAGCCAGATGATCCAGAAGATCCGCTTGAACCAGAGGTTCCAGAAGAACCAGAAGATCCGCTTGATCCAGAAGAACCTGACGAACCGGAAGATCCACTAGACCCAGAAGTACCAGAAGAACCTGATGAACCTGAAGATCCAGAAGATCCACTCGATCCCGAAGAACCAGATGATCCTGAAGATCCGGAAGTACCAGAAGAACCGGAA